AGGGAACAGGCGGAATTGATGGCGGAACTGGACCGTCGAAACCGCACTAACCGGCTCAAGCACTACAAGCCGTATCCCAAGCAAAAGGAATTTCACGCTCTCAAGGTGCGCGAGAGGCTGTTCGTCGCCGGCAACCAGTTGGGCAAGACGCTGGCCGGCGCGGCCGAAACCTCGATGCATTTGACGGGCGAATATCCTGATTGGTGGGGAGGGCGTCGGTTCGACAAGCCTGGTATCGTGATTGCCGGGTCGGAATCGGCAGAACTGACGCGCGACGGCGTGCAGCGGCTGTTGGTCGGGCCGCCTGATCGCGAAGAGGAATGGGGCACAGGGTTTATCCCGCAGCGCTGCATCAAGGATCGCACGCGGCGCATGGGCGTCTCGAATGCCTTGGACACGGTGACGGTCAAGCATGTATCGGGCGGATATTCGACGCTGTATCTCAAGAGCTATGACCAGGGCCGGTCAAAGTGGCAGGCTAACACGGTTGACTTTGTCTGGTTCGACGAAGAACCGCCGGAGGATGTGTATTTCGAGGGCATAACGCGCACCAACGCCACGAAGGGCAGCGTCATGGTGACGTTTACGCCTCTTAAGGGCATGTCGAGCGTGGTAGCGCGGTTTTTTCTTGAGGAGAGCCCTGATCGCGCCAAGGTCACGATGACCATTGACGATGCGGCGCACTTCACGGAAGCCGAGCGCAAGACGATCATCGACGGTTACCCGGCGCATGAGCGAGAGGCCCGCACCAAGGGCATCCCGACGCTCGGTAGCGGTCTGATATTCCCGGTGCTTGAGGAGAGCATTGTTGTCCAGCCGTTCGATATCCCGAAGATTTGGCCGCAGATTGGCGGCGTGGACTTCGGGTATGATCACCCGTTCGGTGCTGTGCGTCTGGCTTGGGATCGAGATAACGACACTGTTTACGTCATCTCCAACTACCGGGAGCGGCAGACAACGCCGATCATCCACGCGGCTGCGCTGAGGCCATGGGGCGACTGGATACCGTGGGCATGGCCGCACGACGGCTTGCAGCACGACAAGGGCAGCGGCGACCAGCTTGCCAAGCAATATCGCGATCAGAACCTTGCGATGCTCCCCGAGCGCGCGACGTTCGATGATGGCACGAACGGCGTTGAGGCCGGCATTTCGGACATGCTGCAACGGATGCAGACAGGCCGCTGGAAGGTGTTTTCGACCTGCGGCGAGTGGCTTGAAGAACGCCGGCTGTATCACCGCAAGGACGGAAAGATCGTGAAAGAGCGCGACGACGTGATTTCAGCGTCTCGCTACGCGCTGATGATGCTGCGGTTTGCGACTGTGAAGCCGGACAGCGCGTCTTGGAAATTCCAGCCCCGCAAGGTGGCGTAAGGAACATTAATGGCCGAAATGACCGACGAGGAGCTTTCACGGGCGATCAATACGCTCGTGAAGGACGCCGAGGCATATCGTCAGCAGGTCTATCCTGACCGCCAGCGCGCGCAAGAGTATTGCGACGGCGTCATGAACGACACGCCGAGCGATGACGGCCGGTCCAAGGTCGTCTCGCGCGATGTCCGAGGCGAAATCAAGAAGGTATTGCCGTCCGTCGTTCGGATCATCCTCGGCAATGAAAAGGTTGTCGAATATCAGCCCAACGCGCAAGGCGACGAGGCGCAAGCTGAACAGGCGACCGACTACGTTAATTTCCTGATTTTTCCGGAGAGCGACGGGCCGAATGCGGTCCATGACGTGATCGACGACGCGCTACGGCTGCGGAACGGCATCATCAAGTGGTGGCAGGACAAGCGCATCGAGGTCAAGTATTCCGAGCATACCGGGCTTGATGACATGGCCTTTGCTCAGCTTGTGGGCGATGATGACGTTGAGGTTCTGGCGCATACGGAGCGCAGCGAGGAAATCGCACAGCCTGACGGGCAGCCGGTCGAAGTGCCGGTGCATGATGTCAAGATCAGGCGCAAGACGGTCTGTTCGCGCCCCAAGCTGGCAGCGGTCGCGCCGGAAAACTTCCTAATCCACCCCGACGCGCTGACGATGCTGGATTCGCCCATCATCGGGGAGAACTACCGCGTTCGTCGTTCCGATCTGGTTGCGATGGGTTATGAGCGCGCCAAGGTTGATGCTCTGCCGATGGCGACGGCAAATTCGACTGAACAGGACGCCGAGGAGATCACGCGTCGGCGCAATGTCTGGATCAAGGATGATCCGGCGTCGAAGTCGATGCAGGAAATCGAGTATTATGAACTGCTCGTCCGGCTCGATGTGGATGGTGATGGTATCGCAGAACTGCGCCGCATGGTGTTCGCCGGCGGCCTGACGCCTGACTACATGCTCGAAAACGAGCCATGGGACGAAATCAATTACGCCGATATCGTTTGCGAGCGCCGCCCGCATCAGTGGGAAGGCAATTCAGTCTTTGACGACACGGAGGATATCCAGCGCATCAAGACGGTGCTGCTGCGACAGACGCTGGATAACCTGTACTGGCAGAACAATCAGCAGCCGATTGTGCAGGAAGGCCAGGTTGTCAACCCGGAAGCCGTGACAAGCCCGGTATTTGGCCTGCCGATCCGGATTAAGCCGGGCGTGGACGTGAGAACGGCTTTAGGCTTCAACGTCGTGCCGTTTGTGGCCGATAAATCCTATCAGATGCTCGCATACCTTGATGAGGAGAAACACGACCGCACGGGCATCTCTGACGCTTCCAGCGGTATGGCACCGGACGCGTTGCAAAACATGACGGCGAAGGCGTCGGCCATGGTCGAGCAGGCTGGCATCGGCCAGACCGAATTGATGGTTCGGACCATTGCGAATTGCCTCAAGCCGGTGTTTCGCGGGCTGCTCAAGCTGATCATCCAGCACCAGGACAAGCCGCGTATGGTGCGGCTGCGGAATCAGTGGGTGACGTTCGATCCGCGCACTTGGAATGCGGACATGGATTGCACGGTGAACACCGGCCTTGGCGCTGGCACCCGTGAGCGCGACATGATGATGATGCAGACCGTCATCATGATGCAGGAAAAGTTGCTTGCGGCATTCGGCCCGAATAATCCGTTCGTGAAGCCGGATCAGCTTTACAACGCGGTTTCGAAGATCGTCGAGGCTGCGGGGTTGAAGTCGCCTGATCTGTATTTCACCAAGCCGGATCCGAACGAGGTCAAGGCGCTCCTCGAACAGCAGGCCAATAAGCCGTCGCCCGAGCAGGAAAAGACGCAAGGCCAATTGCAGATCGAGCAGGCCAAGGGGCAGGTTCAGCTACAGCTTGCCGACAAGAAGATGCAGGTGGACGCCAGCCGCGAACAGCAGCAGCGCGACGCCGATCTTGTTATCAAGCAGGCCGAGCTTGAGAAAGAGACGCAGGCCAAGATGCACGATGCGCAGCTTAAGGCGCAGAGCGATGCGGACAAACTGGCGATTGAGCGTGAAAAGATCGCGTCGCAAGAGCGCATTGCCATGAGCAAGTTGCAGGCCGACATCGCCTTGAAGCGCGAGGAAATGGATCGAGCCGACGCCCGCGCCGAGAAGGATCGCGAGGCCAGCGTGCAGCAAGCACAAGCGGCATCGATCGGCAGGGCGTTTGAGCGTGATCAGCAGAGGGCAGCGGCGCAATGACCGACGAGCGCATCCGTTCCGCACAGGCCATCCTCGCCATTCCGCTCTTTGACGAACTGATGAACGAACTTGAGGCAGCGTCGGTAAATGCTGCCGTCTACGCCAATCCAACCGATCATGAGGCCAGGCAAGCGCATCTCGCGCAAGTCAAGGCCATTCGTGACCTGCGATCACGCGTCGAAGTCTTAGCGAAAGCGGACCAATCGACCAAGCGCAGGCAAGCGCCGGCTTAATCCGGCTCCAAGCCAATAGGACAAAACATGGCAACCGAAGCGGCAACCGCCAACTCGGCAGACACTTCGTCTGCCTTGAGCGATAGTGCCAACCTCTCGACCGACATTGATAACCCGTCAAATCTCGACTTCTACGACCCTGCCGACGAAGAAGAAAAGCAGGATAACGAAACAGCCGAGCCGAGCGGGACCGATGACAACGGAGAAACGGGTGAGGGCGATGAGGCCCAAGAGACCGCCGATACCGACAACGCCAATGAGGCTGAAACCGACGACGCGGGGGAATCCGAAACGGATCAACCTCAAACCGTCAAGGATGACGTCATCGTTGATGTGCAGGGTGAGAAGCTGCCGCTGAGCGAGCTTAAATCCGGCTACATGAAGGATCGGGACTACCGCATTAAAACCCAGGAACTCGGCAACAAACGCCGCGACCTGGAAGCACTGTCAACCCGCGTCACCAACTCGGTGAACGCAATTGCGGACCTCCTGGTTAAGCAGATCCCGCCCGCGCCTGATGCAAGTCTGGCAATGACCGACCCCGGCAAATACGTCGCGGACAAGGCCATGCACGACGCGATGATGGCGCAAGTGACATCTGTGCTCGAACAAGCCCAAGCCCCGAAAGAGGCGGTGAACAAGCTGACGGACGAGCAGCGCGCCGAACTGTTGCAGTCGGAAAACGCCAAGCTCGCGGAAGCATTCCCGCAGACGATGAAGCCTGAAACGCGAAAGAAGTTCTTTGACGACGTGTCGCGCGTTGCCAACGAACTCGGCTATTCGCAGCAGGACTTGGAAGGGGTGACTGATCACCGCCTGTTCAAGCTGGCGTACTACGCCAATCTTGGCATGGCGGCGGAAAAGGCGAAGGCGAAAGCGGCTCAAAAGGTCGCGAATGTCCCGCCGATGGGGCAGCAGAAACGGCAGGCCCCTGCCGGGAAGCTGCGCGAAAATCAGGATGCAATGAGGCGGTTGGCGAAAACCGGATCGATGGCCGACGCGATGGCTGTCGATTTTGAATGAAACCTCATCTCCATAGGAGGCCATAATGGCCGCGATCACCAATACCTTCGTCACTTCAAGCGCGAAGGGCAACCGCGAAACCCTGTCCGACGTTGTGTCCCGCATCACGCCGGAAGATACCCCGATCCTGACCGCTATTGGCACCGAGAGCGTCAAGGGCGTGCATCCGGAATGGGAAACCATCGACCTCGCCGCGCCGGCTGCCAACGTGCAGGCGGAAGGTGACGAATATGCGTTCAGCGCTTCGACGCCGGCCGCGCGCATGGGGAACTACACCCAGATCATGCGCAAGACTGGCATCGTGTCGGCCACGCAGGACGCCGTGGACAACGCGGGACGCGCCGAGCAGCTTAAGTATCAGAAGCTGATGCGCGGTCGCGAACTCAAGAAGGACGTGGAGTTCTCCATCGTCTCGAACGTGGCATCTGTCGGCGGCACGTCGCGCGTCTCTGGTGGCTTGCCGTCGTGGGCTGTCACCAACGTATCGCGCGGTGCGACCGGCGCGAACGGCGGCTTTAGCTCCGGTACGGGGCTCACTGTCGCGGCGACTGATGGCACCCAGCGGGCGTTCACTCAGGCGCTGCTCGATGGCGTGATGCAGACCGGGTTCAACAGTGGCGCCAACTTCAAGTCGGTGTCGGTGTCGCCCTACGTCAAGAGCGTGTTCGTCACGTTCATGTCGAACAGCAACGTGGCGAACTTCCGCTACTCGGTTGACAACGGCAAGGACAACTCCATCGTGTCCAATGCGGACTACTACGAAGGCCCGTTCGGTCGCGTGAAGATCATGCCGAACCGGGTCCAGGCCACCTCAGCCGGCGTGGCGAAGAACGCCTTCCTGATTGACCCTGAGATGTTGTCGTGGGCATGGCTCCGCAACATCCAGACCGATCCGCGCGTGGCAAAAACCGGAGATGCCGAGAAGTTCGTGATTCTTGGGGAAGGCTGTCTCAAGGTGAAGAACGAGAAGGGCATCGGCGTCATTGCCGACCTGTTCGGCCTGACCGCATCGACCTAACGCGGTCTACATCAACGCTAACGAGGGTCGCCATTTCGGCGGCCCTTTTTCTTTGGAGGCCATATGGCTGAGAAAACCAACTCTCCGATGATCGACGTGGAAATCCTCCGGGATTTCTGGGATGCCGATGGTGAGCGTCATCCGGCCGGCACGGTCATCTCTATTCCGGTTGAGGCCGCCGTTGACGGTGCCGAGAAGGGCGCGCTGCGCCGGGCTCGGAAAGACGCCTGAAATGGTGATCAAGGATGGCGATTTTCGGCTGATTGAGTTTGACGCCAAACTCGGTCGGTCGGTTTGGGCGTATTTCGACGGAGAAAAAACCGTCGTTCGCACCGATTATATCGTCGATCCGACCATCGCTAGTAATCAGGTGTCACGGAGCGAGTTCGGCAAGATGGGAGCGGGCGAATGGAACCGGATCGCCTCCGTTCCGCTCAATGTCTATTACGACCAGCTTCATGCCGCCGAGCAGCAGGGCGATGACAAGTTTGTCTCGCGCTGGCTGAATGACAGCAACAATCGAGCGTGGCGCACCACGGAGGGCTCGGTCTGATGACGGCTCTCGCTGACTATCTCGATCTGCGCTTTGCCGTTGGGGACCACGTCGGAAACCGCAACCTGTCCGATGTCATGCCGCGCCTTGTGCAGCAGGCAGAGAATTTCCTCAACAATGAGCTGCGCTGTCGCCAGCAGGTCACCTATACGACACTGACGTTTGCGAGCGGATCGTCGCCGCTGCCCGCTGATTTCCTCGAAATGATCACGGTGTTCGACGGCTTCAACAATCCGATGCGGGCCGGCCAACTGGCAGATCAGCGCCGGATTGGCTCAATGTATTCGAAATATTCCATCGACGGCAGCAACATCTACATCAACGGATATTCCGGCAATCGCGATATCCAGTATTACGCCAAGCTGGCAACGCTCACGGCCGGGCCGACGACCAGCAATTGGCTATTGGCGGAAGCGCCGGACGTTTACCTGTATGCGGTCGGA